TTTTTTTAATTGTTATAAAAAAATATTTGCATATCCCCAACTTAATGAGGATATGCAAATTTTAATGTTTAGAATGGTAAATCTGAATCGGGAACTTCATCTTGTTGTGGATCAACAAAAGTAGGTGTATTATATGAACCAACAGTTTCTTCACCAAAAGTAGAAGAAACATATTTCTTCAAATTATTATCCCACTTAGGAACTTCACCACGAGCAACCAGTTCTAAATATTCTTCTGGTTTTTTAGTGTAAACATCTGACCATGTTAATTCATCATTCAACCAAGAATTCATTGTCTCTTCGTTAGTATGAAGAGGTGTCATGTCATCTGGGATAATCGAACTAACCGAAGTGTATTCCTTTCCATTACCTGCTTTTGTTAGTGATAATGAAATAATCAAATCACGACCATTTTGTGCGTTAGTAATATCACCTTTATTACGGAAGATAGGGAAAATCTTATCTAAAATTCCTTCACTTTTCGTATTGTGTTTAAAACGCCAAAACTTAACACCATCTTGTTCGTTATCACGATCAATGATTTTTACCACATAGAATTTACGAGAACGATATGAACGAGCCAATTCACGATCTTGTTCATTACCAGTTTTCATTAATTCTTGGTAAACCTCATTTAATGGTGAACGCTTACCTTCTTGTGCCGGATCATATAATTTGACCCATTGTCCATCCACCTGAATTTCATGAAAATAAACTTCATCAAATGGTGAACTATTATCTTTAGGTGGAAGAATCCTAATTCGTCGTTCTTCACCTTTCGAGCCTTTCGGTAAAACCGTAGTAAAATACTTCTTTAAACGATCCTCTTGAGAGACTTTAGAATTGTTGCCACTTGTGGCTTGTTTGTTTTTTTCGTACTGCGCCAGTACTGCATCGAAAATGTTCATAAAATGAAAAATAAAAATTGTTTGTATTGCAAATATATGTAAAAAAAATGTATTGTCAAGTAAAATATAAAATTTTTTTCTAACTAAGAGTTAATAAATAACTTAATTTATTAATCAAAGCTAACATTTCATCTCTAATGTTCGATAAATCAGTATCTTTATCTGTAAAGTCACTAGACATTTCAATTAAAGTATTTTTCGTGTCTTTAATAAATTTAGTTAATTGTACTTCAGATAAATTATCAATAGTGATGTTCTTATCTTCATCTGTTAATGTAAATCTTTCATATTTACCCATAGCAACTTCAACAAATTCATCAATCAACTCTTGTAATTCATCATATGTCTCACCAAAAGCGATATGTCTTGAATAACCTTTAGTTTGCCAATGTAGAATTTTTAATTGAACTTGTAATGATAACAAAAAATTAACTTTAGTATTGAGTGTCATAACTATTGTCTGGATTAAAAGAATTCATAATCTGATTACCACTGTAATTCATAACATCGTCTTTTGTTAAAACATATTCATTTTTACCAGTAGCTTTCATTTCTGCTTGTTTATGGTTGAAAAATTCTTTTGGTTTCTCATTAAAAGGATAAGAATCAAGAGAACGCATTTCTAATTTTTCTTCTGGTGTTTTTGGTTTAATTTCTTGTACTTCATTACCTAATTGATCTATTCTAGCTATAATGGTATCCATTTCACCTAATTTATTTTCTAAATCGGCTAATTTATTAAAAATGGTATCCATTTTACCAACATCATCGCTATTATCTTTCATAGATTTTTTAACATCATTTTTGGTACTCTTAATCATGTTAACCAAATCTGTGATATCTAATTCTTCTGTTGTATCTGGCATAGGTTGAGGTGCATCCATAGGTGGCATTGCAGGATCAACAGGAGGTATTGCCGCATCCATTGCAGGGTCAGCAGGCGGTGCTGGTGGTAAAGCAGGTGCTTCTTGTTCGCTTAATAAACCATTATATCGGTTTATCTCTCTATATCTGTTAATTTCTTCTAATAATTTTTTATCCATTTTAATCTTGTAATAATTGTCTACCGTCTTCTGTTATGAATGTTTTATTTATTCTTTCAATAATACCATCTTTAGATTTAACAATATGGCATTCACCAGTTCTTAAATCACAAACCTCATTTTCTTTATCATTTATTTTCTTAGTACTATATCCGGTAGAAAGAAAATCTGTTAATGTTTTATCTAAATTCATATATATTATTTATTTATAAATATCTATTTTTTTACTAATTTAAAAAATACAGGATCACCTACTTGTAATTTTAATTGTTTCCTTAATTCTGTTGACATTGCTATACCATAACCTTCAATAGTTGGTAACACATTTACTGGTCCTTGATAAATATTTTTTTCTTTATCAAAAGAAGTTGGTAACTCATATTTAGTGTTATTTAATTTAGGATTTAAAAATACTGTTTTATTATATGTTTGGATTTTATTCGCTAAATCAGCAGCATTTTTAAATTGAAAGTTTGTTGCATAAAACAATCCTTTACTATTCTTTAAATCACTCCATTTTACATCGCTAGTTTTAAGTTGTTCAGAAAATACTCTATTAATTATTGACATATTTATATCATCTGCAATAGGATATTCATCATAACCCATAGGTGCAACAAAAGATTTTAACCATTGTTCTTTATTATATTCATATAAACCAATGTATTTTTCATCTTGATAACCATTATATGGGATACCATATTCTGTTATAGATACTTTCTTAATTAATTTCTCACCTTTAAATTCTTGATTCTTATTACCAATGTATAATTCATATGTACCACTTTCATTTTGTATAACCGTAGTATTACCACTTAAAGATGCGTCTTGTTTAGTTTTAACTCTTGCTTTCTTTAAAATTTTATTAAATAATGAACGATAATTAGCTAGGAATGAATCGTTTGGATCTGTTAAGAAATATTTAGGTAAGCGTGTACCTTTAAATGTTGTTTCAATTGAACCTATAGATATTTTATGTATAACTTCTGTTATCCAATATGTACCTTTAAATAATGGTACATTTTTAAGGTAAAAATACATGGTTGGTTGTATCATAACATTACCTAGAGAAGTGACTTCGCAAGTATAAGACAAATCTCTGTATATGTCAAATAAAGCTGTATCAATTTGTGCTGTACTTGAACCAGACTGTGATTGACCTAATCTTTCTAATACTTCAAAACTTTGTGATGTATTTTTAATACTAGTTTGATCTAATGTTAAAGATTTAAACATAGTCTGATTTTGATCACCAAAACTAACCTCAAATGCCACAGCCCTATTTGATTTCTGATAATCAATTTCATCAAATAAATTATTAGCAATAATAACAGGGTTATTCACATTATCATTAATATCAAAAGAATCATCTTTGTATTTATACTGATTATTACTAATATTTTGTCTATATTTTGATGTTGGGCCAACATATTGAATAATAACTTTTGGTGATGCTTCTTGATAATCAACATCTAAAAATGTACCAAATAAGTTTTCAGCAATTTTCCTAGATGGTGCTATTTTATTTCTGGTAACATAATTATTACCATAAAAATTAACATATGCTGGTAATGCTCTCATATCAAAACCACTATCTTGTATTAATAAACTCAATGCACTTAATAAACTTATTTTTTTATTTTTAGGGTTATCAAAACTTAATAACCTTTCCATATCAATATAAGCTTTACTACCAATATCTCTATTTGCTTTATCTAAAAATAAAAACTCTTCTAGTAATGTTCGTTGACCAATAGAATTACCAGAAGTCCATTTATCATTAAATGATTTAAATAAAGAATATAATTCATTTTTTAATGGTTCATCATTATAACCAAAATTAATTGTTATATCATTTTTTTCATTATTATTTAAATCATTCCTTATCTTTGTTATAATTGTATTTAAAAATAAATTAAGTCTATCATTTGATTTAGCAACATTCGTAGTATTATTAATAGTACCACTAATTAAATTATCTTTTATATAATTGATAAAAACAGATTTCTCTGGGTAAGTAAAACCAGTTAAATTACCATTTGAATTAAAATATTTTTTCTTTTTATTTTTAATGAATCCAGCATACAAATATATAAGAGGTCTAAATTCTTTTATATTGGTTTCATTCAATTCAATATCATTTTTTTGGAAAAAATCTAAATATAAATTTTCTAAATCTTTTCCTAAATATAATTCAATTAATTTCTTATTATCATCATTATTCTGTGTTGATGAATAACTATTAACAATAAAATTTTTACTAATTAAATTAGTGAACCCACCTAAAATATATGAATCAACTTCTTTTGGATTACCCAATGTTAATTTTATTTTATTATCATTTGATAATAATTCAAGTGTTATTGTTTTTAAGTTTGATATTTGTTTTATTTTAAATTCGTTAGCAATAGTTTTTTCATCAAGGGTACTTATATCAGTTGTTTTATCTATTGAAACAATTGCTTTTAATAAATCTTGAAAATAATAATATTTAAAATCAAATTTTTTAAAATCTTTATCTTCTTTTGATTTCTGTGTTGAAAATTGTAAAAATAGATCTTCAAAAGTATCTAATACATCTGGTTTAAAAACTGATATTAAATCTAATACTTTTTTATAATCATTAGCGATACTATATTGATTAGATAAATCTAAAAAATATTGATCATAAGTTGGTAATGTTGAACCTGTATAATTTATAGCGTTAACTTTATCATTATAATACCATATAGTTCTTAAATTATCTTGTTTCTCAAATGCACCATTAACACCATAAATGTCATTCAATCCATTTGAAGGTAATAATGTATATCTTTTATCATTAGTATCAAAATAACTATTATCAATAATACTTAACCATGTATTTCCAACAATATTATTTTTCTGATTATATACTTTATTAACACCTGTTGTTATTGTGTTACTATAAGCCGTATTTCCTGTTATCGCATTAGGATTAAAGAAAGTATACCCATTAACAATTTGATGGAAAATAGCATGATAATAAGGATAGAAACCAAAGTCATTTGAATCTTTGGTTATTGTCTTTCCATTAACAATATAATTTCTATTATAATCACCATCAAAAAATGTATTTGTATTTATCGGTGCTGTTGTTCCAGATAAAATATCAACACCACTAGTTATATATGTTTTATATCTATGGTAAATAGCACCCCATTTTAATATTAAATGATATGGTAAGAAATGTGTTGCACCAACTTCTCTAAATAACGAAGATACTCTAACACCATCTTCATTTTTATCATCCAAATTCAAAAAAGGTAATGATGTTAATAATAAATAAGAAGAACCAACATATTTCCCATATGGTGAAGTTTTAAAATACTCATCATATAACTTCTTATGGAAATAAGGAGTATTTAAAATATTTCGTTCAATATTACCTATTTTTAAATTATTATTAAATAAATTTGTTTTATTATCTGTTTTAACCCATTTGCTCGTATTCTTATTAGATGTGATAAAACCATCAATAGTATCTACTTGTAACGATTTTTTTAAATCTAATTCACTTAAATTAAATGATGTTTCATTAATATATTTCAAATATTCATCAGAATTAAAAGGGTAAATATCTTTTCTATAATTTTCAGGTTTATAAGTAAATAAGTAATTACTTAATTTTTGATACTTATTTCTTTTATCATCTGTTTTATTATTTTGTATATACTTTGAAATATTGAAATCAAGTCCTAGTGCATCTTTTAGATATTGTGTTGTTGGTAACTGATCTTGTTGATATACCCATCTATCATAAAGTGAAACTTTTTTTAAATTGTCTAATAAATTTGGTATAGTGGTGACATGTGTTTTAATATAATCTACTATATCATAATCTTCCGAAATTTGTGATTTAAGATTGTTATATTCAATTTCTGCCAATTCAATTAAAGTAGAATTATCAAATGATTCTATATCTGTAATATATTTACATCTTTCAAATAACTCATATAAAATACTTGCAATAGATTTATTTGAATATGGTACATTTGGAATTATATCAGTAAATGCAGATAAATTAAAATTTTCTTTGAAATCTTTATTAGCTTCATATAAGAAACTAATCATATCTGGATTACCTTCTTTATATTCTATACTATCTAATGTTTTTGTTGCAACTGCATAAAAATTTTCAACAAAATCAATTTCAGGCCATAATATCTTATTATCACTTTGTAATGATTTAACCAAATCTTTACTACCCGGATATTTTAAAACATATGTGTTTTTAGAACTTGAAAAGATTTTTACTTGGGGCCAAGGATAAACATTATTATTAACACCATCATTTTCAATAGTTTTATTACCATTAAAAAACTTTTGCCTATTTGCAGTCTGTTCAAATGCTTTTTCATGAACATCTTTCATTAAACGAATATATGTGTCAGCATTAGCTAAGATTATACCAAATATGTTTCGTATTGTTGGTTGAAAACCAAAACCAGCTTTACTAATACTAATTTCGTTCATTTTCTTTTCGATAAAATCTTCTAAAATTTTAAACTGTACATCAAAATTTTTAGATATTTCATCTAAATTATTTTTTAATTCATCAAAAGCAACTAATATTTCTGGTGTCGTTTTATAATATTGACTAATATCTTTTAATTTATTTAAAGATATTGGTTTTAAATTAGTTTCACCTAAAATATTTTTATCAACATTTTCACCAAATGCTTGATTGTTTTTTAATTGTTCTATTTGTTGTTTAACAATAAATTCAAGTGACTGTGTAGTAGTACCAGTAATATTGCCAATATTTTGTGTTTGAGTGTTTTTTAATTTATACCAATTTATATCATTTTCTGTGATATAATTAGGATTTAAATATCTACCTTTCCAATTAGATAATGTATTATTTAAATTAACAATGATTTCTTCAAACTCTTTTACTGCTGCAAGTACTTTATGATTAATTACTTGTGAGAATATTTGTTTTTCTAATATACTATTTAATTTACCAGCAATTTTAACTATTTCTCTTAATGTTCTTGGTGGTACATCTTTATCTATTAGATTTTTAGCTTTATATTCATCATATACAGAAAGTAAAGTATTAAAACCTTTACTAGTCTTTCTTACTCGTTTAGTTACTTCTTGTTTACCAGTGTTTGTTTTTTCATCTTCAACTATTTCAATAGGAAACATATATGCAGCATTCATAATACCCTCTAAAGGTATATCTGATAAGAATGCTTGTGTTGATCCAATAAATGATGTAACAATTTCAAAATTACCACTTTCTGAGTTATATCTTGAATTAAATTTAATTAAATGTAATCGGTAACGAATAGCTTTACCAAAATAACCTTTAACTGTTAAATAAAATATAGGCCAAGGTAAATGAAAAAATGCGTTATATGGCGAATTTTCAGGTGATGTGAATAAAGTTCTACCAGCAACATCAACAAAATTAATATCTATTCTAGGAATAGCATTAGCACCAGTAATACGAATATTGATACTTTCAATACCAAAGGTCTGTGCTGTACTATCATATTGTGTAAATGTTTCAGATAAATTATTATCTGATTTAACTTTATTTACTTCAAAAAAAGTATCAGTCCATTTAGTGTTAAAATCTTCTCCAAAATTTCTCAACATATTAAATTCACCTTTCGCAACAGATGTAATTGTGTTTTGTTGATCATTGGCTAATAATGTTGTTCTAGGTATTAAATCAGCTTCTAAGTTAACATACATCACAAAATTCTCAGGTTGAACTTCTCTTGGATATACATTACCATCATAAACAACTGAATTAGGGTCTACCACTAATAAATTATTTTTATCAATTTTAACTAAAATATCATTTGTATTTTTCGGACTCTTATTTGCCATAATATGTGTTATATAACTCTATGTTTTTTCTGTAATCCTGTAAGGATACAACTAATGGATAAGGTATTCTTAAAATATAGTTATTTGGTATATCAAATTCAACACTTCCTGCTGTTGGATTTGCTAACATAATTAACCACCCAAATAAAGGTGAGCTATAATATTCTTGTGATAACTTATCCAATCTATCTTTATTCCTTTTGAAGTGAATGTATTTATCTGTTGTTTTTATAGGTATTTCGATATTTGGAATAATAGTAAAATTACCATCTTCTAAAAATTCTTCATACCTATTAAAATATTGTCTATTCATTATTTTCTATAATAATTTAATTTATTATTTATCACACCTGTTGGTGAAATATTATTAACTTTGAATAAAGTATCTTTTTGTGTTTGATTTAATTCCACATTTTCATTTAAAATAGAAAACTCAATATTACCGTTAATTGGTAATATTGTTAATTCTGGTAATTTTAATTTCTTATCATACACGGTTAAGAACTTTGTTAAAATTTTACGAAGTTGATCTTTAATGGATTGCGTGAACATTACTGTATCTTCATAACCATTTAAAATTTCATTTTCTTTACCATATAATAATATAGATAAGAAATATTTTAAATCTTCTGTGGTCATATTTTTTGTTCTAAAATTATAAGATAAATCTAAATTAGAATAAAATTTAGGTATGTTATCTTCTAAATATTTTATTTTATCAGAATATTGGTTATAAATCTTATCTGCACTAAAATTGGCCAAATCAGTAGCAATTACTTTTTTACTAGTTAGATCTTCAATTTTTGCGTCATATTTCACATCAACCAAGAAATTTAATTTATCTAAATTATTAATCAATAAATTTCTATTAACCTCAATAGTGGATATACTATATAATGAATAAAGATTTTCTATTTTTTGAATAACTAATGGTTTGATTGCTTTTCTTAAATAAATGTTAGATTTAAATAATTGTGAATTATTTAAACTTTTATTAAATCCAAATATAGCATTCAAATCTTCTTGATCTATTTTACTGATTATTGTATTTTTAAACAAATCAACCAAATTACTAAAAGAATCGTTGTTAGTTGGGTATTCACCTAATAATGATATAGTTTTACTACCACTAGTTGTTTTAACTTCATAATTGTTATATATCCTATATTCTGGTGAAAAAACTAATGAAGCAATCTTATTACCAAATTCAGTAACTATATTATTATAAGAATTTACATATGAATTTGTATATGATTTAACTAATTGTCCCGTGTTATTTAAAATAGAATTATATTTTATTTTATTATCATTTAATTCACCAATATAACTACCAGTTTTTATTTTATCATTATTATTTATTATATCACTATCTTTTTGTTTTTGATCATTATTATATTTATCAATCAATTTTTGTAATTGTTCTTTATTAATTGATGTTCTGTCTTCTGTTGCTGTTGCTCTATAATCATATACTTCAGTATTTGCATAGAAATTAGATGATAAAGCATTCTGTAATCTTTCAACAGGTTTCTCTAATCCATGACCACCAATAAATGATATTGATAAATTAACTGTTGCTAACATTGGTTGTACACCAATACCTTCAGGATTTAAATCCCAAACTGTATCATCAAAAGTAAAACCAACATCACGAATAATAATTTTTGAATGATAAAAATCACCAATTCGTAAAACACAAATAGGTGGTGGACCGAAAGTAGTATTTCTAGCATTTATATCTGTTGGGTCTGAAATACCTTTTATAGGTATTGTATCACCGGGTCTAATACATTGATGTAAAAATGTTAATCTACTATTCAATCCTTCAGGTGTCATTGAATGGAATGCTGGATGGAAATATTTCAATTTCTCTTTTAAAGAACTAAATTGAAGTGGTGATTCTTCTTCAAGTTGTTTAAAATAATAACATTCCGAAAGAACATTCATTACTATTTTTTTTAACGCATCTAATGGTGGTTTTTTAGTTGCAGTTTTTTCAACCTCTTCTTGTGCTTGAAAGTTTACTTTAGGTAATACTTTAACAGGTTGTGGTTCTTGCTTTTTAACTTCTTTGTATGTGTAATTTATATTTATTTTTGTTTGTCTACACCTAAAATTTATTGGCGCAGTTATTTTTAATTCCTTATTTGTTTTTATTAAATTATTATTTGTACAATCAAATTTATCTTTAAATGTTTCACCTAAATTTTTAACTAATTCAAACACTAAATTACCTTCTAAAGTACTATAACCTAATTTTTTTAAAGGTATGATGATATTCTTTTCGGTAGAAGTAGTATCAGTAGATGATAATTTATTCTTCCAAACAAATTCTTTTGTATCAACTGTATATCCATCTTTAGATATATTTTTAATTAAATCTAAAACAACACTATGACTTCTTCTGTATGATAAATTTAAATTATAATTTTCATCAGCAATCGGTGATGTTATAGATAACATATTTATGTAAATATCACCAATTTTACCTTCTGTTAAAAGTTTTTTTATTTCAACATATTTGTTAGTTAAATTTGTATATTCTGTTTCTAAATTATTAAATTGTCCATTTATAGTGTCATTTATTTGTTTTTTTAATTCAGTGACTTTAGCTTGTGTTGTTATTTTTGTGGGATTTTCATTATTAAATAATATTTTAAAATCTTTGTGTTTTGATGTAACTATAGGAAAAGGTGAAAATAATTTATTTAAACCTATATTTAAAGTATTTACATAATTAGTTTTATAATTCTTGTAATTAGTATATAATGTTTTAAAATCTTGATTTGAATATAGTGAAGAACCACTTGGCGAATCATTATTAAAAAATAATGAACCATTAAAAGAATTTTCTTTAGTTTCAAATTCTTCTACTTTAGGTATAGGTGTATTATTACCATTTGTTCCCGGAACTTCGGTAGGATTTTCATCTAAAATTTGTGTAATCTGATTTTTAGGTGAATCAGGTTGTTTATTCGTACCATTTACATAGTTTAAATAATCTTGAATAGTCTTTGCTTGTTCACTATTTAATGTAGTGTACTTATTTATTAAATCATAAAAATCTAATTTTTCGCATCCAGCAAAAAAAGCATTAATATAATTATCAGCTTCAGCGTCAGACATTTTATCAAAATGTTTACTTACCAATAAATTTAAAATACTTGGATGGTCTACTATAATTTTAAATGAAATCGTACCAGTTCTTGAAGTATTTTGATATGTATATACAGGTTCAGGTCTTGCTAAGAAATTATTTTCATTCCATTTTGCACCATTACTTTCACTAACTTTTAAATCATATGGTGGAAACCACATAACTCTACCACCATTTGGACCTTTTTCACATACTGGTAAATCTTGAACAGTAAATCCTTCTAAATTAGATGTTTTCCATGCTAAGTTTTCTATTGAAAACATATATTTTTTAGCATAAAAATCTTTACCACCTTTATCTACAATATTAGTCGAACCATCAAAACTACCTTTACCATTTGAATTAGGATATACATTTATATTCCAAGGATTACTTAAAACACTTGATTCAAATTTTCTAATCAAACCACCTTGTCTCATGGTATCAGAATAATTCATATATGATCTATCCTTAGTCCATACACGGCAATATTCTACACCAGTTTCTTCATTGGTGAATTGATTAACATATTTAATTGCAGAACCTTTAGATATTGATATGTCACCATCTTTAAATACCCTTGATGTTTGATCAATAACATTCCCAACATGTGAACGAGCAGAAATACCATTTAAAGGTATTGAATCTAATATTTCTTGTGTTGTTGATAAAATAGAACCATCTCTAAATGTAAAATTTGTAGATTTAGTTTCATTAAATTTTGAACCTTCTAAACTATTAAATTCTTTATTATTTGCACCGATTTCATTTCTTGATTTACTTGAAATCCAAGTTAAATTACCACCTATATAACCACCATCCATTATTGATGATGATCGTTGAAATAATTTAGCTTGAACTGGATCAAATAAATAAGATAAATAATAACTACTCCTAACAGGTCTATCATTAAAGTCATTTGTGGCATAATATACATCATTACCACGATCATCACCTATATAAGCATTTTTATTTGGTGCTTCTAATCCTAATATGTTTTTAACACTTTGACCAAAATTATCAATGAAATTAAAAACCTTAGATGTATTTTGTGATCTAGCTGTTGTTGTATAATTAGGACCGTATTTTGAATAACTTAAATTATTATATAAAGCAGATTTTTGACCTTCTCCCATATATTCTATAAAAAGATCAGAAGGTTTTCTATCTAATTTTGGTCTTCTTTGAATACCAATCAACGAACCTAATGCACCTGTTAAATCTTGTAATGTTCTATTAAGTTCATTAGTTGCTTCAGGTCTATAATTTATAGGATTAGCAGGATTTGTTAAATAATCACCGGGTATTTCACTAAAAGGAAATTCAACACCTGCAACTGTTTGTAAAAAATCTACACCTTTACCTAATAAATTTTTACCAACAGTAATTTTATTGTTCTTTTCAATTAATGGTTCTCTACCTGTTAAAATATTTAATGCTGTCGAAGTATTACCTGCTAACGCATCTAATATTCTTACCTTACCACCATATGCTTCTAAATTTTGTTGTATCCTAGCATATACTGGTCCTTTTTGATTTTTATCTCTTATATATGATGCAGCAAATTTAAATAGTTCAGATTCAGTTTCATAAGAACTATTACTCATAATACCTATTAAATTATGTTTCTCAGGTATAAAGTATGGGCTACCATTCCAATATAATTTTAAATTTGCTCTTCTTGGTAATGTAGTTAATTCTTCAGTAATAAAAAATTCATCTGGTTTAAATGTATTTGAATTTTTTATATCTCTTAATCTAATATCTCTATCATCTTCAACAGTACCTAAATCTATATTAGGAAAATCACTAAGATTTTTATAAGTATAATTGTCAGCAGTATAAGTTTGCGGACCATTAGGTACTTGCAAAGTCTTACTTAAAAGAAAATCTCTAAATTTTTTAGTACTATTGAAATCTAAATTAGTAGGCATTTATATAATTATTTATAAATAAATAGATTAATTAATAATTTATTAGGATACTCTAATAAATTCTCTTTTACTGTCTATCATATCAAATATAACTTCAGGTTGATTTCTTATGCTTCTAGTCCAACTATCAGAATTAACATCAGCCATTTTAACAGTAACATTAACATCATGTTTTGTCATATTAAAATCTGATTCTTTTTTAGTTTCATTCTTTGAAGACTTTTCTCCACCATATATTATTTGTGCATCCCTTTTTAAATTATCTATGAAATCTAATTTAGGGTCATATATTGAATTAACAATATTCCCAACAGCGTTAGTTGTTTTTACTCCCATTTCCACAACACCATCAAAAAAATTTTTAACACTATTTATGGAATCTTTATTAGCTTCAATTGGGTCATATCCTAATGCTTTTTTAGCAAGTTCTCTTTCTTTTTTACCTGCACTTTGCATCATGAGGGCAGCAATGTATTTAACATTCCTATCAATATTTTCAGTTATACTTACTTGATGTTGAACAATATTTTCCGAACTTAAACTACTTAAATAATCTCTTTGTGACTTTAAAAATTCAATATTTGTTTCACTCAAATCTTCAACTGCAACGCTACTTTTACCAAATTGTTCTTTTAAATTTTCAGGTATTTGAATAATCATTCTACCTTCTTTTTCTGACCATTGCGCTAAGTTTGTAATAAATTCTTTATCTTCTTCTTTTATCGTTGGGAATTTAATTGACAAGTCACCCATCGCTGTCATTCTTTGCGCCGAACTAATTGCTATTTTTGATAATTCACTAAATTCAATACCCGTATCTTTAGCTATAGCTTTAACTTGTCTTAAATTAGCACCAATTAATTCAAATTTACCTGTTTCTTCATTAAATGTTGCCAATCCTTTAGCCATATTAATTAAAGCATCTTGTATACCACCAACATCATTAGTTGACATATACATTAAACGAATAGGATCATTAAAATCACCAATAGCACCACCTAATGCTTGTAATGTGGCAGATAATTCTAATGCGCCTTCTGGGTCCATTACTTTTTCTGCAATTTTAAAGGTTTCATTCATTGATAATTTAAACTCTTGTGATTGTCTTACCATTTTTGTAAGACCATCAACACCATTCTTAAAACCATATTGATTTATCTTATCAATATTATTACCTACTTCTTTAATAGTTGTTTTAGAATTTAAACCTAACCCAATTGACTCTTTAGTGGCTTTTTGGATAAAGTCTGTCATGTATTGGATAGACAAACCAACATCACTAAAATCTTTAGCCATATAACCTAATCTATTAAAACCTTCATCTACTAATTGACTAGATAATGCTAAGTCTTTAAGTGTTTGTTGATTCATTATCATAAATCTACCAGTATTAGCTACAATATCAGTAATACCACTAGCAAATTCACCAAATGAAACACCTAACCTTTCAGCATAAACAGATGATTCTGTAATATCTTCTCTAAAAGAAGAAGAAAGTTCACCGAACATCATTGTTTTTTTATTGAACTCATTTATTAAACCAGCTTGTTGTCTAACATATGTTAAATATGATTCAAAAACATTTGTTTTTAGTGTACTCCAAACTGATTTAATATTCTCCTCTCCACCTTTAACTATTTTATCAATTAAATCAGGAACAGTATTTAATAAACTACTTATACTGGTTTTTAAATTACCATCATTTAAACTAATATTCGCACTTTGAGACATTACAATGTCATTAATATGTTGAATTGTACTTTTAAACAAATTTTCGTCTTTATCTGGTGTTGATTTATTATAACTTGATGAATAACTATTGTTTAAATCACCTCGTCTTGATCTGTCATTTTTTAATAGTTTAACTAGTTCCCTTAATTCATCTTCAGTAGTCCTTGCCATAATTTTAAATTATATATAAATAAATAATCTCAACAAAATTTTGTTGAGATTATTTTGATGATAATTCCATAATATATTCAATAAAATATCTTCTTAAAAATGTGGGCATTGATAATATTTCATTATATGAAAATCCTTTATTAATTAAAAACAATATTTCATCCAATTGTTGTTTTCTATAGTTCATAGAAAGGGCGAAAAAATTCAACCCCAAAACCAATAGAAATATCGGTCTTTCCTCCTGATGGGGTATCTATACTTTTAACTAATTCAATTCCGGGTCTATTCTTCATAACAAATGATCTAAAATCTTTTGAATCTTTAATACCTAACCTTTCAACAAAATTTCTAATGACCATTAAATCTCTATCACCATTAACTGATTTAATCATCATTTCTAATTGTTTGGTGATAACTGGTGCTGCCATATTTGGTACATTCCAATTATTTTTGATATTCTCAATTTCATCTTCTTGTTTCCTATCTAAAAATTTAAATGTGATTTTAGTACCATTGTTGAAGTTATATGAATATTCCCCTTGTTGATCTTCAACCAAATCAAATGGTTTAAATGTTAAACTTGATAAATCTACTTCAACAATAAATTCTTCATTTGTCTTTGGATCAATACTTTTAACTTTATATGTTGCACCAAATGCTGTGTTTCTAAGAAATATTAAAATAGCTTGACGATCATCTTCAACCATTTCATCAATGTTAATATCCCTATCCAATACTTTCCTTCTTAATAATTCTGTAACTACATTATTTGTTTCTATTAAATTTTGAGAAACTAAAATATTTTCATCTGCTGCTGTTAAATATGCTACACGAACAGATTTCTTCTTATTTGAATAGTATATACCCCTACTAGGCAATTCAACTATATCATACGAAATATTTGGATCAATCTTGAACTCATTCATGGCTATAATATATTAAAAAATTATTTATTTGTAAACTCCCATCTAATATTACCACAATCATATATTCTGTAATATTTTCTTTCAAACATTATCTCTCTTTCAGTTAAATTAACATCATAACCTTCCTTAACTAATATTGATTTTCTAAAATTGAAACGATGATATCTATGACCATTCTTTACATACCAATAGTTAGGCTTAGAAGCTCTTATCTTTTTAAAACCTAATGTTGAGTACATATTACCATTAAAAAGCCTTAAATCAGAATATGATATGATAGTTTTTGGTTGATATGTCTTTAAAAAATATTGAAATAACTTATTTGCAGCACCAATAACATTTGTATCAATTATATTAGCAAACCTAGTTAATTTCCATTCTATAGGTCTATTTGGATTATATATCCCATTATAATTAAAACACATCAATGAAACTAATTTATTACCATCATATAAACCAATATTTACCTTAGAATTGATTTTACCTTCAATGTGATTAGTTTCTAAAAATTCTTTTGCAATTAAAGAATCAACTTCTTTTATGGTGCATTTTCTTGAATATATTTTATTACTAAATAAACCTAACTTATTTTTAATTATAGATTGAACAATTTCTTTCTTAAATAACCACTCATCTTCAAATATATGTAAGAGTTGAATATTTTTCTTATTACATTCATGCGTTTTATTTAAATGATACTCATCATTTACAAACAATTCACTATGCCAGTATACACCATTTATTTCAATTGCTAATGATTTTGAAGGGATGTATATATCAAGTTCTTTACCTATTAATGACCGATCATTTAATTCATATTTTACATTAATAGAATATAAAAATTCCGTTAACTCTTTTTCTGACGAACTTCTTTTCGATATACCGAAAGGTTGACATTTTGTACAAACACTAATATTTCTTTTATATCTACCATGAATAAAATATTTAAATAACTCAAGTTCTTCACCACATTTATCACATTTAACCGTTACTAAATCTTTTTCAACCTTTATGATATTGAGTTTTGGATACAGTAATTTATATTTATTTATAGAATATTCTTTGAAATGATTAGAATTTGAATATGCTGTTGAACCATATTTTTTTAAACATGTTTCTTTTCTTTTTTCACTATTAACATAGTTTTCATCACCATATTTAAGTAATCTTGTTTGTTTATTTTTTTCAACATTAACATAGTTTTCATCACCATATCTAATTAATTTAGTTTGTTTTTGTTTTTTAATAAAATCTGGATGTTGAGGGAAAAATTCTATATCGTACTTCTCTTTGAACGATTTTTTAATCCTATCTACCATTTCTGCTTTATTATTGTTAATGCAATCTAATGTGCAGAAATCACCATATGGTTTATCAAACCTCTCTCTGAATTTGATTTCACTACCACATGTTTTGCATTTTGGTCTTTCTGTTAACTTGTTGAAGTAAAACCATATCTTCTCTTTAAAACTCATTTCAAACGGAATAGTAAGAGAATAATTGACTATTTCAGAGTAAACATCAGGATGGTTCTTTGAAAACCATGTTTCTTTTGTCTTATGTCCTGATTTGTTATCTGTGGTGAAGAAAGAGAAATCCATAACTACCGAATTTTTTTACAAAATTAAGAATAGTTTAGAATAAACAATAAAGGGTGCATTATTTTTATAATGCACCTATAATAAAATATATAAATTCTATTAGAATACTTGGATACAACGATCAGGTCGTAAAGAACATGTGATATTAGCTATTTCATCTCTACTATAATCCAAATCACCAAAATTTAAACTAGTAATGAAACAACCTTGAAGTATCCATTTTTCAACAACAACTCCCGTTGGATCAAGCATTTCTAATTCTATGTCACGCTTATACGATTGGGAGTAACCCATCCTCCCTGTTACAGATTCAGCATGTAATCTAAACCATTCCATTAGAGCTTGTGATGCAGAAGGACCAATAGGATCTCTGAATACTACACTAATTTCTTCCCATGTAAATCTACCAGCAACATATGTTGAAGTGTTTAGAAACTGTATTTCAGTAGAGTTAATTTTAGCACTAGGTCTTTTAGTTGAGGAAACATACCATTCGTTAATACCCAATGAAGAAGGGAATCGTAAAATAAATCTATTCTGCCTTTTTGGTTCAAACGGAATAGGCATTTTCATCAGAAGGTCAGCCATATTATAATTAATTAAATTTTATCTTTTTATGTAAATATCTGTTACATAAGATAAATATAGCTCAAATGAAAAAATTTTAAAAAGTCAATAACTATTTCAATTATTTTTACTAAGTTGAACTAGTTGAGATGGTATTATTGTATTTTTTAAAGAATCTTATCTAATCTTTAAAGAAAATTAACATTTTATGTGTTTTAGACTTGACTTTTTCATCATTTTTTCGTATATTATATTTATAATAAATAATATAATAAATAATATAATAAATAATATAATAAATAATATAATAAATAATATAATAAATAATATAATAA